CAAACCCTCAATAATCCGTTTATGAATTACACAGAAACTAACTATGGGAGCTTTCGCTCCCGAGCGGGATTTTAGATCACGGGTGCTTTGGCTAAGGAGTCTATTTCATACAAATTGAAAACGGTTACCGTGCGCGGAAAGCGAATCTTTGCTTACTCCACAGATGTTCCAACAGAGGCTTTTTAGGCTCCAGTTTAGTCACCAGTTATGAACCCTGTGGTGCACTGTTGTAACCTCGACCGTTTCTTTAAAGTTACGAAAGATTCAGAGATTTTCGGTGTCCTTGCGGTGGACCAGCCCCTCCTCTTCATGATGAATGAAGGCTGTACGAAACTCTCAATCAAATTAAGCGATAATCGCTAACTAATCTTCACGCCTATAGACGTTGTACTGAAGACTTAACTGGACTGTATTCGTACCAGTGTCGAGCGTCGACAGCTCTTCAGTTCTGTAAAATCGTTATAGGGTATCCAGAGGGTGCTTAAAGACACCAGGATGATGCGTATCACCTACCCGGAATGGACATCCACACGCCCGGATTCCACATAGCTCATCTTGCGCCTTCGCAAGCATATGACCATTCGCCCTAGAAATAATGGCGTTTAGTACCTTAAGACCACTTTTGTCAAGGTAAATAGTCATGCGAAGTAGGCAGCCCAATTAGACCGAACAATATTGTAGCTCAGTTAACATGACATACATCTTGTTCCAGACGGGGAGATTCCCTTCATCAGGCCGGCCACAGTCGTAAGATATTGTGCGACCATTGGTGGAGAGTTGGTAATAGAGGGTGGCCCCCTCGACTTCATTAGTAATGAAGAGGATTATTGCCGCTTTATGGAGGACAACGTATTCAACTAGTGTGGTTGTAACGATGCCCGACGTAATACCAATTAGCATATGGTTTACATGTAACCGGACCGTTACTAGGTGTCGTACTCATACTGCACCGTAAACGTTTGGGCCGCGCTGCTTAATCGACAGCTTAAGAAGGTCTGTTTGCCGGATCGCAAGATACTGCACTCATTCCGAGATTTTACACGTAAGTTTTATCATGAATTGTTTGAAGACACTTCCTGGATTGCCGAAGCTCCGGTGAGTGGTATAGAAGACTATATCGCTGCTATAGAGGATCCAGTTAAGCGTGCCAAGTATCGCAATAGCTTTGTGACATTTAAGTCTTAAGTCTCTGATCCGGCTTAGATTGAAGGTGTCCTTAGTAAGTCTAATACTGTCACATTCATGGCCAAGACTGGGGAGCGTTTTACGTTGCCCAACAATGTGCACTATTTTGAGGATTCAACCCGTCCGCGGGCCATCTCTTCCCCAGAAGGATTTATCTCAGCCATCGTTGGTGCCTATAATAAGTTCATGCTGTCTGCTATAATACGCAGATTCTCTGATTACATAATGATTGGCATGAATTAGACCCAGATGGAGCAGAAGCTGTCTGAGATTTTCCCGGTGGGTGAATTGATGTCTTTCATGAGCGTTGACCACTCCTCTTACGACGCCCATCGCAGCAAGGAGATGATGGATATAGTTGACAACGACTTCCATCGTCAAGCCTTCCCGCTGTGGTGGATACACAATTTTGATAGCTTAACACTAGATTTCGCAGATTGCCTACTAAATATGGATCTGTTGTAGCCAATGGTGTTGTAGATGGTTATCTAAAGACAAATTCGCTTGGTATACTTGGTGCCCTATGGCACTCACCCTCAACTTGTAGTTGAGATGAACGGCACTGTGCAGAGCGGCATATCTGTCCAAACTACTCTATGTAACACTTTGAATAACCTATTGTTGTGGAAGTTCATTTTGTCAACCTCGGGTGGTAAGGCGGCTGATGTCCGTTTTGTCGTCTGTGGTGACGACGGCCTTATTGCAGGGCCTCGCAATTAGTTGGAATGGCTTCTTGCTTAATTCCCCAAGTACTTTACGAATGATGATTCCGAGGAGAAACACGGCCTCGGTTTTCTCATCAAGCATGATACCCCGATCAGGAGTTGGGGCGACTTTATCTCTAAGTATGTGGTTTAGAAGAACGGCAAGATCGTTCTCGGCCGCATGCTAGAGAAGTCTGTCCTCAACACCTGTTTTAACGGGAACATTAAGAGTGATCCGCTTGTCGCTCGCGCCCTATTTGCTCTTCAGACTGAGCAGTGGGCTAAGTGTTTTGATTTTGATATCCATCCCATTGGTGTGGTCGACGCTTAGGTTTCCGACTTAGTTCGGTTGCTTCGCAATGATCTACTCCGTCCAGCCATGGGTGGTAGTGCGGCACGCATAATCGGGAAATTGAGGTATAAGTTCACGTAGGATCTTGTCACTGCTTAAACAGGGAAGTTGAGCATTGAAGACGTAAAACTCATGATGTAACCGGCAGATTTTGAACTCTGTATGAACATCATTGACTATAATCTATCTACATTTACTTTTCCACCTCAACTGACGGAAGTGGTTTACCCCCCTGAAAACGCCCCTCCCGTCCCGACTGCATATTAATCTGCTACTAAAAAGATTCGCCATTATTCTAAGCGATTCCTTAAGTCAGTTTTCCGCATCCCTCTCTTCATCAAGTTAGTCGTTTGCCTTTACCTCTCAACGTACGCACTTTAAGCATCATACTTTATAAGTTCCTGGCTTTTCTAGTTGCTCATCCTTGTATTGGACTGGCTTTGTCCTAACGGCGGCTGACCTCACGGTCAGTTTTCTTGATCTTACTTTTCCAACGGCCCGACAAGCCACAATCTCCGTATATCTATCTCGGACCCTGAAGCCGGTGATTCGCTTTAGTAACACAAAGTTCACCCTTCTGCCCCTCACTTGCAG